GTGGCTGTCGTTGGAGAAGTGGCAGGCTTGCGGCACTCCGGTGGTTCCCGAAGTGCTGAAAGGGCGGCTTTGCTACGGAGGACTCGACCTGTCGTCCGTAACGGACATTGCCGCATGGGTCAAGGTGTTTCCCCCGGCGGTGATTGGGGAGAAGTACGAAGTCCTCTGTCGTTTTTTCATTCCCGAGGACAACATGAAGGAGCGGGTTCGCAGGGATAAGGTGCCGTATGACGTTTGGGCGAGGCAGGGATTCATAAGCCTTACTCCCGGCAACATCATCGACTACTCCTTCATTCTGGACGCGATTCGCCAGGACACGGAGGACTACGATCTGACGGAGTTGGCGTTCGACCGCTGGGGTTCGCAGAAGATCACGACTGACTTGCAGGATCTCGGGTTCGAGATCGAGGGGAAGCGTAGTTTGGTGCAGTTTGGTCAGGGCTTTGCATCCATGGCGGCACCCACGAAGGAGTTGGAGAAGATGGTGATCGCCGGCGAACTGGCACACGGAGGAAACCCTGTCCTTACCTGGATGGTGTCGAATACGGTTGTCCGTAGCGACCCTGCCGGAAACCTGAAGCCGGACAAGGAAAAGTCCACGGAGAGAATCGACGGGGTTGTAGCCCTCATTATGGCTCTTGCACGGGCGACCCTCCAGAACCAGACAACCTCGGTCTACGAAAACCGGGGCGTCTTAATCTTCGGACGGGGAGACTGACTTGAGCATATACGGGAGAATCAAGGATTACCTGATCCGGGCGTTGAGTGTAACAGACGAAAAAGCGTGGAACCCGAGCCTGTGGCGAATGTACGGCACACAGTCTCTTTCCGGAGAGATCGTCAACGAGAATACGGCTCTCACATACTCGGCGGTCTACAACGCGATATCCCTGATCGCTGGGACGATCGGTTCCATCCCGTGCCATCTCATGCAACAGAAGGATGACAAGAACAGGTTCGCTACCGACAGGAAGATGTACAAGGTGCTCCACCACGAATACAACCCATACATGACGGCAATGGCAGGCAGGGAATGCCTTGCTGCCCACGCACTTTCCTGGGGAAACGGGTACGCGGAGATTGTTCGCAACGGGTTAGGCGAGTTGGTGGAGTTGTGGCCCATCACCCCGAATCGCGTGACTCCGGAAGTGGACGAGGAAGGAGAAATAATCTACAGGGTTCGGGTGGACAGCAAGGATATCTATTTCCCGAGGCAGAAAATTCTTCATGTACCCGGTCTTGGGTTCGACGGGTACTTGGGATATTCGGTCATTTCGATGGCTGCGAAGTCGATAGGGCTGAGCATGGCTTTGGAGACGTTCGGCTCGTTGTACTTCGCCCAGGGGACGCATCCTGGCGTTGTCGTTTCCCACCCGAATAAACTGTCCGACCCGGCACATGAGCATCTGAAGACCTCACTCTCCGAAGGGTACAGCGGTCTTGGCAAATCCCATCGCCTGCTTCTCCTCGAGGAGGGGATGAAGCTTGAGAAGTTGGGTATCCCCCCGGAGGATTCCCAGTTCCTCGAGTCCCGGCAGTTCCAGATACCGGAAATTGCGAGGTGGTACAATCTGCCGCCGCACAAGTTGAAAGACCTTACAAGATCCTCTTTCAACAACATCGAGTCGGAGCAGATTTCGTTCGTCAGGGACACCATACAGCCTTGGCTTGTCCGGTTCGAGCAGAACTACGATATGCAGTTGCTCACCACAAGCGACAAGGAACTTTCAGGGCGAGGAAGGCTTTACTACAAGCACAACATAAAGGGGCTTCTTCGTGGAGACACGAAGGCACAGGGGGAGTTCTACACGCAGATGTTCAACATCGGGGTGTTCAGCGTAAACGACATCCGCAGATTGGAAGACCTCGACCCGGTGCCGGGGGGCGACAAGCGTTTCGTCCCGATGAATATGACTCCCCTCGAGGATGCCGGAAGGGAACTGGTTCTGGACTCTCCGAAGCCGACTCCCGCGTTACCGCCAGGGAACGGCGAGGATAAAGACGATGCCGCAAGGAGGCAAAACCGATGAGATGGTACGAAATAAAGGCGAAGTCGGATGTATCCGAAATCTGGTTGTACGACGAGATCGGGAAGGATTGGCTTGGCGAAGGCATCTCCGCGAAGGAGTTCCTCGTGGAACTGAACGCGATAAAGTCCCCGAAAATCGATCTGCGGATCAACAGCATCGGGGGAGCCGTGTTCGACGGAGCCGCCATCTACAACGCAATCCGCAGGCACAGTGCCAACGTCACGACGTACATAGACGGGATCGCCGCCTCGATTGCTTCCGTCATCGCCCTCGCCGGCGACAAGGTCATCATGGCGAAAAACGCACTCTACATGATGCACAACCCCTCCGGGTTCGCGTATGGCAACTCGGAGGATATGCGGAAAGTCGCCGGGATTCTCGACAAGGTGCGGGACACGATGTTGAGTGCGTACCGGGAGAAGACCGGGAAAAGCGACGAGGAGATCACCGCACTTCTCGACGGGGAAACGTGGCTCGAGGCAGATCAGGCGTTGGAAGCGGGGTTCGTCGACGAGATCGGGGACAAGATGATGGATCTGGCGGCTTGTGCCCAGTTCATCCCTACCATGTCGAAGATGGGATTCAAAAACATACCGCAAGTCCTTCAGGCGAAGAAAGAAGTGCCTTCGCAGAAGGAACTTGAACGCTTCCTGCGTGATGCAGGATGCAGCCGTAAAGTGGCGAAGTCCATTCTTGCAAAGGGGTATTCGGAAGACCTGTGTGATGCAGGTGCTGACGAAGACCTCACGCCGGTTGCCGCTCCTCCGCGTGATGTGGAGGAACCAAAGCCGCCGACAAGGAAGGATACCGCCGCTGAGTTGCGTATACGAGCGGCAAGACTGCTCGGAACAACCATTTGAAGGAGGAAAGTGAAGTGAAAACAATCAGCCAATATCGTGAGGAGATCCAGGGACTCCGTAAGTCTCTTGGGGACATCAGTGCGAAGGTGACCCAGGAAAACCGAGATCCCCTCCCGGAAGAAGTGTCTCTCATCGAGGAGATCAACGACAAGGTCGAGGAACTCGAAAAGACCGTCAACGCTCTGGAACGCAGCGAGAGAATTTCCGCTCGTCTGGAGAAACCTCCCCAGGCAGAAAGCAAGGAAAAGCCGAAGCCGACTCCTGGGGTGAAAATCGGCTCCGACAGCCGGGAGAAGGACAGGTTCCAGTCCTTCGGTCATCAACTTTCCGCAGTCATGCAGGCAAGCCGTCCCGGTGGGCACATCGACCCGAGGCTCTTTCGGGCAGCCACCGGACTGAGCGAAGGTGTTTCCTCGGACGGAGGGTTCCTCGTACAGCAGGACTTCTCCAGCGACTTGCTTGCCGATGTGTTCCAGACCGGAGTCCTTGCGTCCCGGTGCCGCAGGGTGCAGATTTCCAGCAACGCGAACAGCATCAAGCTCAACGGTGTCGATGAGACTTCCCGTGCATCGACCCGGTGGGGCGGGATCGTCGGCTACTGGAGAGACGAGGCTGCTCTCAAGACCGCCTCGAAGCCGAAGTTCCGTCAGATCACCTTGGAACTCAACAAACTGATCGGTCTGTGCTACGCGACGGACGAACTCCTTCAGGATTCGTCTGCCCTCGAGGGCATCATCCGTCAGGGTTTCCAGTCGGAGTTCGGTTTCCTACTGGACGACGCGATCATCAACGGGACCGGCACGGGACAGCCTCTCGGCATCCTCAACGCCGGGTGCCTCGTTTCCGTAAGCAAGGAAACGGGACAGTCAGCGGCGACGGTGGTTGCGGAAAACATCGTGAAGATGTATTCGCGGATGTTTGCTTCCTCGCGTCCGAACGCCGTGTGGCTCATCAACCAGAACATCGAACCCCAACTGTTCACGATGAGCCTTTCGGTTGGGACCGGCGGTGTGCCGATCTATATGCCTGCCGGTGGTCTTTCCCAGGCTCCGTATGCGACCCTGTTCGGTCGTCCGGTTCTTGCCATCGAGCAGGCGGCTACGTTAGGCACCCAGGGCGATATCATCTTCGCGGATCTCGGCGGCGGGTACATCCTCGCGGAGAAGGGCGGTGTGCAGAGCGACGTGTCGATCCACGTTCAGTTCATCTATGACGAGAGCGTGTTCCGTTTCGTCATGCGTATCGACGGTCAGCCTGTTCGTGCTTCCGCTCTCACCCCGTACAAGGGTGGTGCGAATTACACCCAGTCGCACTTCATCGCACTCGATACCAGGTCGTAATCCATCAACAAAGGCCAACGGGATACCCCGTGAAAGGAGAACACCATGTTTGCAGAGGAGTACAAGTTAATTCCCTTGATGAACAGTGCCGATGTTGCTACCGGTGCTGACTGTGACAGCATCAACATGGAGGGTCTGCACAAAGTGACCTTCCTGTTTACGTTCGGTGCCGTCACCACGGACATCACGATCACCCCGAAAAGCGGGGCGTCTGCCGGAACCAAGACGACCGCCGTTCCCTCGCGGTACGCCGCTGGCGGTGCCGTTATCGGGACTGCGGTGGCGGGAAGCACGTCGAGTGCCGACGTTCTCGCCGCGTGGACTGCGACCGCCACGACCTGTTCCCTCACGGCGGCGAGCAACAAGTTCCTGGTCGTGGAGATCGATGCCTCCGCGATGACGAACACCGAGCCGTGGCTGACCCTGACCGTTGCCGCTGACTCG